GAGAGTGGGAGAGTGAGTGCTAGCAAGGCTCTCGGGCAATCGCATGTGCAAGCGTATATGATGGATAAGATGAGACAAGAGATGGGTGTACGTGCTACGTTAGCCCTCTCGACAGTCACGAAGCTAGCTGGCACTGCGAAGAGCGAGTATGTTCAGCTGGAAGCTAGTAAGGATCTCCTAGATAGGGCAGGTTTCAAGGCTCCTGATAAACACATGCACCTACATGCTGGTGACATACGAGTAGAGATTGACTTGGGCTGACGCCCAAGACAAGTCATTGCTAGGAATATCTGCCGCATAGCACCTAGTTCTGCTAGCAGGGGTAGGGGGAAAACTGCACACGCCAGTCCGATGTGGGGTCCATTACAAACATTATTTCTTCTCAAGGCTCGAAAAAAACGTATACTCAAAAAATATTTATTTTTAAAAAGGTTCGATCATGTCGCCTGATGAGAAGTTTGAATCGAAGTTAGCGTCAGCCGCCTATAGGACTGTAGAGTTGGCTTTGGATACTGACGGGTTTCTTGACGAGACTAATGTGCCTATTGAGTTTCTGATGATTCTTAAGAAGGGGATTCAGGAAGCTGGGGATGTTGAGGCATTGGATCTTGGGCTGGTAGACTTTCCGCAGAATGAAGAAGTTCCTGAGTTTATTCCACAGTTGACTGCTGTGCGGACGAACAGTGGGGGCTACAATGTCTTTGATCCTGAAGGGGAGGTTACAGAGATTGCTTTTCATATACCTGCAAATTTTGAAAGGTATGGTGATTTGCTTGAGAGCCTTCCAGATGCAGACAATCCAAACATGACATTGCCTACAGGCTTTGTAAGTAATGATAGGCTTGATTATCTAGAGGGTGCTACAGATCGTGCTATGGAAGCCAGGCCAGAGAAGATTGATCCTGATACACTTACATTTACGCAGATGCTTGCCAGAGAACGCCAGACAGATAATGAGAAGTTTATGTGGCGTGGTCAGGAATATATAAATGGCTAGAGATCCACGATTGGTGAGAGCAGGGGTAAAGGGTTACAACAAACCAAAAAGAACACCTAACCATCCTACCAAGTCTCATATTGTGGTTGCCAAGGTTGGCGATAAAATTAAAACAATCCGATTTGGACAGCAGGGAGCTAAAACTGCTGGCAAACCCAAGCAGGGTGAAAGTGAGCGCATGAAAAAGAAACGCGCTAGCTTTAAAGCAAGACACAGAAAAAACATTGCACGTGGCAAGATGTCTGCGGCATACTGGGCAAACCTAGTTAAGTGGTGAGTAGATATGGAACTTGATAGTCTTCAAAGTGAGCAAAGAAAGTTAGATAAACTAGAAGCTGACATGCGTGATAAAGACATGTCGCCAGGTCAAAGGCGAACATTAAGAGACCTTATTAAAGAACAAAGAAAAATCACAAACAGAGCATACCGAGTTCAAGAAGATGAAATATTAAAAGGTGAATATGACCTTGATGATGGGCCAGATACTACAAAAGAAGATCGTGAAAAAAAGGTTAAGGCTCGTCGCGCTCGACAACGAGAAAATAGAAAAGTACGAAATGAAGGCAAAGCAATTCGTAATAAGGCTCTAAGAGAGATAGTTAAAAAAGCAGACGATATTAAAAATTTGAATAGATCAGATATTAAGCAAGTTAGGTCACTTGCAAATCAGGCCGCGAGTGATTATCAAGCACCTAAAATAAAAGATCTTATTAAAAATACTGCACAAAAAACGTCTGCATCTCGCAGTCTTTTAGGTGCTATTGCTAAAGGAGCAGGTTTATTTGGTGCAGGTGTTATGGTTGGAGAGTTGGTTCGTGTTCATAATCAAATTAAAAAGAATCCTACTGAACGATATGGATCAAAAACATTATTTGACATACTTACAAAATAAGGAGAGTTGCTATGGCATATGGCAAGTCAATGTTTCCCATGGGTAATAAAAAGAAAAAACAAATGAAATCTAAAAAACGCAAAAAACCTGCTGGTAGAGGAATGTACTAATGGCAAGAGGTGTACCACATTTTACAAAAGATGGGTCTTTGTTTAAAGGCAAAATGCATAAGATGAAAGATGGTACTGTTCATACAGGAGCATCGCATACATCTAGCAGTAAAGAGTTATTTCATATTGGAGATCTGCCAAAACCAGTTAGAAGAAAAGCACTGGTAGCTATGCTGAAAGCACGGAAAGCTAGTGCATAATGGCTGTAAATGAGGCAGGTAACTATACCAAGCCGAAAATGCGAAAGAACTTATTTAATCGTATTAAGGCTGGTGGAAAAGGTGGCGCTCCTGGGCAGTGGTCAGCCAGAAAAGCCCAGATGCTTGCTCGTGAATATAAGAAACGTGGTGGTGGTTATACCAGTTGAGAAGAAATAGGTTATGGCACTCAAAAAGTCACAGAGAAGCCTACTTTCATGGGGCAAGCAGAAGTGGAGAACAAAAAGCGGGAAGCCTTCTACTCAGGGGGCAGAAGCTACAGGTGAGCGTTATCTCCCTGAAAAAGCGATTAAAGCTCTATCGTCCCGTGAATACGCCGCCACTACTGCTACTAAACGCAGAGCGATTAGAAAAGGTAAACAATTTTCTAAACAACCGCGCAAAATTGCGCGAAAGACAGCGAGCTATAGAAAGACTTAATGTTTCTGCACACAATAAACGAAGAAGAAAGACGCATTCTTAGAACGATTGTAAAGAAGGTGCATCTTAAACATCATCCAGAGCAGTTCTGTACTGATTATGAAGCAGATAAACTCATATCCATTATTGCACCCGAAGTGGTTGAAAGGCTGATGAAAGTTGGCAAGGATATGAACGTTGACAACATTTAAATACAAACCTGATGGGGAAGTACTTAAATCCTTTATGAAGGATAATACTTTCTTTCGTGGGATTCGTGGCCCCGTTGGTTCTGGTAAATCTGTTGGATGTTGTGTTGAGGTATTCCGCAGGGCATTAGCACAAGAAAAGAATGAGCAAGGTATACGCAAGTCTCGCTGGGCAATCATAAGAAACACAAACCCACAGCTTAGAACTACTACTATCAAGACTTGGTTGGATTGGTTTCCTGAAGAAACATGGGGCAGATTCCAATGG